TTTCCCTAATAGTTAAGAAATCAGGCACCATCGTCTGTAGTTTATCAAATGTTTTTATAGGTATTTCATAATGAGGATTATAATAATATCCTTCTTTAAAAATGTTGCAAATATATCCGTTTGAGCTTGCTTTTACTTCAAATTCATCAGATGTATCATAATCATCACGAACTATTTCGTCTGTAACATAATGCTTGAAATATTCATTAGATGATGAATTCACACTTTCCCTTTGTGCGGTATTAAATCTATGCATGATATAATCTATATGCCTTTCAATAGCATTATATCCATCATAATAGCACAAATCGCCATAAAAATGCTTATCCATTTCATACCAAACCTCATTATTATCTATAAGCACTGTTTTTTCACTTTCTGTTTTATAGCTTCTATCTGTTCCACTACTGTGTGCAATATTGTCTTTTTCATTTTCGTCTTCGTTATTAGCATAATTGTTCAAAATGCCATCAATAATAAATCCACTTGGCGTTTCAGTATTAGTATCACTAACATTGGTTATTCTGTGTATACTATCAATGTTAGTTCCATGATTGGCTTCATATGAGGTTTCAATACCACATGTAATTTTACCAAACGCATGAGAAAATTCAACAGTATCACCGCTTATCTCAGATTCATCCCATTTAGTTGATTTATCATAATCATATCCATACCATTCTTTATATCCTTTATTGTTTTTAATAAACGTCATATAAATACTAGTAAGTGGTCTTCCTAAGTTATCATGCAAATTAGATATATCAATATCATCAGTAAATACTATTTCACCGATGTCATCTGTATAGATATTCTTGGCAAATGCAAGTCTGCTAACATGGCTTTCAAACTCATACTTATGGTCTTGATATATTGACAGCATTGTTTCACCAGAACCAATGTTAAGCATGTCAACGTTATCATTCTGTTTTCTATATATTTCATATTCAGAAGATGTGTCACCGCTTGCAAATTTAAAATTAGGTAACTTTGAGAATATTCTTATATAATAGTCACATTCAATATCACCAACAACCTTCTTGTATGATATGTTTTGTGCTGTTACATCAACGTTAACGTACTCATTATTCACAATATAGTATATTGTGCTATTCACTAAATCGTTGGATTCACCAGTTACTTCTCGCATGAATTTTCTAGTGCTTGAATCGGTTCTAAATCTTCTACCTCCAATTTCTAAATCTTCTGTTCCCCTTAGTTGACCTTTTGTCAATTTTATCCATTGTCTGCTTATCTGTGTTGTTGAATTAAACACAGTGAAGATATAATCATCAACTATTTCACTAACTTCAGCATTATCCAATATTTTCTCAGTAAATGTTTCGGCACTAGTACTAGGTACAACTTTACCACTAGAAGCATCAACAAGTTCTGTTTCACCGCAATCTAAAGATATTTGTCCTTCCTTTTTTAATCTAGCTAGTTCATCATCAGCCTCTTTCTGTGTGTTGTATATATCAGATATTCTATTATTGTCTTTGTCTACAACCCAATATTTGTAAGTGGTATATGTTTTATATATGTTAACATAGTCACCTTTTGACAACCCATGCTTTGCTACACTATACATTACTAATTGTGTTGTACCGTTGTCAGCCTTGGTGTTCTCGTTGAAATATGCTGTTTTCATTGAGTTAAGCCCATTTGCGCTTTCAATAATATCTGAGAAAGGACTTTCTGAATCTGATGGCGTGTATGATGAACTAGGGTATGTAATACAATAGTTCCAGTTTTTTTCAATTCTGTGTCTAAATTTATTATAACGTGGTAAAAATGTATATAGGTCACGACCTGGATACATATCAACAAAATCACCACCACTCATATACATGATTGGCCTCTCAATCTCCAATTCAGTGTTTCCACTAAAATCGGCATAAGATTTAATTTTCGACTTATTTTCGAAGCCAAGCCAACCATTATATTTTTTTATTAATTTTTTTCTTCTGCTTTCTTTAAAGATGTCAATATCATCATATTCATAAAGATGCAATGCAATTAATCTAGCATGATTTTCAACTGGTGCTGCCACAGGAAAACATACTTTTTCTATTACTTTATTTCCTTTAACATCACGCATTAAATCTGTAATTGTATTGAACCCATCATACACCATATCATCGTCTGGTAATTTACAAACAGTTTTAAAAGTGTTACTCCTAATTAAATGGTTGTTGAAAATATCAATACCACAATGATATACAAAATTAGTTGTCATATTAGATAATTGAGTGTCTCTAATAGCATTTGTTGGGTGATTACCAATAGAAGGTAAAGTCTCACAATTACTACTATAATCAGTACTACTTCCATCTATATTATCTTTTATAGTTCCATTACTGTCATATGAATGTGATGTATGAGCTAAATATTTTAATGAGTTCTCACTCCAAAATTTCATTGTCTTTGGTTTGTATGCGACACCACTAAAAAGATTATTGTCATCTTCACTCTGTACCCCATAATTAATGAAAGACACACCACTACTACCCTCATTCTTAACAATTTCTGTAATTTTATTGAAAAGAACGTTAGAACATATTGGGTTAACTTGGCAAGTCAACCTTATAATATTACAATTCTCCCTCTCTTCCGTATACTGGTCATATTGACTAATAACTTCAGCAACGTCATTCAAAGGTAGAAGTTTTTTTCTACCCTTGAATTGTACGTTTAGTCCTTCACTAGTATTTGAAGAGACTTTGCTATCAAATCCTTGCAAAAATATTTTTGTATCCATTTAATATTTTAACTTAATTCTACAATAGATTAGCATTTGTTGAATAATTACCTGGGTTATTCCCAATAGGGTCTTGGCTAATTAATTTTATTTTAAAGTTTGTCAATTTATAAATAAAATTTGAACTAGTTGTAGCAAACAACTCTACAGGTACCATATCTCTATCTCTAGACCACTGAGGGTCTGCAAGTATACCCATATCTGATGACCATGTAAGAGTAAACCTCACAATTGAGAAATTTTCATATTCTAATTTTACGGCATCAGATGGAGACACATCAAATGTTTGATTGTTTTTGTCTTTAAACTTAAACACATATGATGTCGTTTCGTAATCAGCAAGTGTTTGATTTTGTTGGTTTTCTATTTTCATATCAATCGTTAGTATTTGCTCAAGTGTACTACCACTCTTTTTAACATATGTTAAAGGTATTGGTAGCGCCTTTTTCAAATACACTGTACGACAGTCAAATAAATCGGATGTTTGAAGACTTCTTATATGCCTTACTAGATTATCATCATCTGTATACCAATACTCCCTATCAATTAATACAGTAAATACACTAGCATTAGTACGTGTATTTTTGTTATATAAATTTATTACATTTTTCTCAAAAACAATATTACTGAAATCGTCATCATCAGAAACTAGCCAATTGTTATTCTTTTTGAAAAAATGTCCTAGAACTTTAATACCAGATTTTGTTCTGTACTCATCCTCTCTACTTAAACTAATATCTTCTGGCATATAAATATCTCTAGTCATACCCATAAGCCAAAAGTTAATTGGAGTTTTAAAATCGCCATTATTTAACGTTATTGTATTAATTGCGTCATTTAAAGTCATATTGTCTCCATATTTTCCTCCAAATTCATTGTCTGGATTACACGTTTTCAAAAATCCAATACCATCAATTTCTCTATCAGTAATATATGGTAATACTTGTATTAATTTTGGTGTTTTTGTGTGTACATAGAACCCACCACATGAATATGGTTTAATGATAAATCTTATAGAACCAGTTTCAGCAGTGAAACAAATATATTCTGAAGTTGAACTATCTTCTGATGGTTTATATGTTATATTAGCATAACCTTCACTAGTCTCGCTAGGAGTCATAATTTTTATCGGATTAGTCCAATCAAAATCAATACTAATTCTTTCTCCAGCACTAGTTTCTGCTCTAATACCACCATCATCAGTTATAGATGATTTCATATTATAAGAACATGATGCAGTCTCATAGGTATAGAATGTTGATTGTGGCAAGTTTCCTATATCAATAAATCTCTTTGTAGGATATGGAACTTTTGTAGTTTGCGCAGTTCTCCCACTATCTGATTCTGTATTCTGAACAACATCATCCCTATTAAAGTCACCATTATACCAACTTTTACCACTACTATCATCACTACTATGGTCAAATGGATAATGATAAACATAGAATGGATTTTGGTTGTTGTTAATAGCATCTTGTCCATACCCATTTTTTTGCTGATTTATTTTTTTAGAACTAGTATAGTACCCCAATCTCTTGTAGTTAAACAATGACCAGTACAAGTGTCTCAAATCAATTTCATTAAGCATTGATTCATAGTATTGCTTAATTAATGGGTTTGTTTCTTCTTCTTTATCAACTCCTTTATCTGTTTCATTTTCTTTATCCCAGTAATATCCAAATGGCTGTCCACTAATATTATAGTTTACATTCCATCTACCCCATTTTGGGCAACAATCTGCCGTTATACCACTATCACTATTCCAATCACATTCCCAATCACCTTTCCACTTATGATAATATGTTACAGCATCGTCAAATGTGTAATATTTTTCATTTGGCTCTTTAACAATACCAGGTATTAGTGTAGGAGAAGAATTAAAGTTAATATTATCCTTTGCATGTGCATTTCCATCTAAAATTTCTCCATGATAAAGTTGAATGTTATGGTGATGGCAAATAGGACATTCCTCAACTATTTTCATTTTTGGATTTCCATCTTCATCAAGGACTTGTTCATTATTTTCATCAACTTCTGGAGTCTCACGAAATACATCTTTACCCTCATATCCACAATCTAAACATTTATGCGCACAATCATATTTGTATGTATATTCAAGACGCTTATTAAACGTTGCTGCTGAGTATTCTACATCTTCATCAGGAGATGTATAATTGGCAGGATGCGTATGTGCTGATATAACATTATAATCTTCATCATAAGACATTTCAATACCGTTATAAGTCCATCCACTTATACGTCCACCTTTCCAAACAATGTCTCTATTTTTATTTGCATACAGACTAACGTTACCATTGATTGAAGGGGCCATCATAACAACATCAAAATCAAGTCTTCTATCTACAAATAATGCCCTTAAATAAGGCTGTACATTTCTTTGTTCATTACCACTTACAGTTTTTAAACTTTGACTACCTGCTTTATACACATATCCGAAATTGTCTAAGGTACTTTCTACGTCTTTACCTTTCTGCTTTGGCTCATGACTACTGAAATTATCTAACATAGGACTTACTGATGCAAAAGAAGGACTTCTTAGTATTTTAATATTTTTACTATCAATTTTACTTTTGGTAATGTAAGAACCATCCCTTGTAAAAGCAGCAAAATAATTACCAATTAAATTTGGGTTGGAAGTATAGAACGCACTATTATAATGCGGTTTATCAGGTATTGACCTATTATTAATATAATGTCCATAAAATACAGAAGAATAGTTGTCTGCAACAATATTTGGTATGTTATATGGTGCTTGTACGTTATATCCATCTTTTAACAAATATTTTGTACGAGCTTTCTTTAAATCGCTATACATTGGTGTTACCATCCTATATAATATTGGTGATATACCTCCCCTTGATTCGTATGTAAATTTACCAGATGAATCTGATAATATATAAGCCCCTTCAGCGAGTGAAAACATCTTATCGAACTTAAATTTCAACAGTGAACGTTTTGTTTTTGGCGCAGCAATATCGTCTCTTGTTCCACTGTAAAAATCTTGCCACATCAATTGGTTATAATTATATGTCTTATTTTCGTCTCTTCTACTGAACATATAAGTATCCTCTTGATGGAGACCATACCAACCTTTTATGTTGTATTGTGTTTCACTATTATTATCTGTCCAATCAGATTTATAGAAATAACTAGTATTAGCAACACTAGCACCACTACTATCACTTTCCGTTCCTAGCATAAATTTAGTTGGCATGGTATTTAGACTTGTTATAAACGGTCCACCATTCATAATATTAATAATCTCTTCGCTAGAGTTATCTGTAACTAAAGTATCACATGTTTCACTATCCTTATTTGGGCATGCTTGCGTTATTTTAACAGAATACTTATTAGGTTGATAAACAAACCATCCAATTGTTGTTGTGCTTTCTTCTGGATTATCTACATCAGGTCCTTGATACTTACCAAGGAAACATGGTTCTTTATCAGCTTTAGCAATATGCATTGATGGACTTTGTGCCTTGGCAATATCATTTAATTCAGTGTTGCTATCACACAAACAATTCTTAATAAGATTTTCACTAGTTGACTTATAAGAATATATTTCAACATAAGCATAAACATTGCTAGAAATATCATCAGACGAACCAGTCACACAGAAAGTATACCTACCTTTTGTGTCATCATGTTTTGTTTTTGGCTCGCCAGTTTCCTCATCTATATCACGTTCATCTTTATAATCATTTCTATAACCCCTATATTTCACATCCTCAATCTTACATTTATATCCATCTACTGAAAAATGTGTCATTTCAATTTGACCGTAGAACATATTTTCATCACTACAAACATAATCAATTCTAGTTGTTGCAGAATTGTAAAACTTAGTACTTAATGGTGTTGCTTTATAAGAACCAGATATTTTTGGAATATCTAGTTTAATTTTCTCAGTAATTGTTCTACCATCAGCGTCAGTGACCTCTAATACATATTCTTGGTTTGTAAGTCCACTTGTATAATACGGCTCTAAATCACTATCAATTCTTTCATATTTATCGTCATCATTAGGAAGTTGTGTATATATCCATCCATTACAATTGGATAAGACATTTCCACTTGCATCAATTTGTCCACCAATAACAAATGATTCTTTTGTCATGCCATACTCTTCAATGACAATATCATCGAATTGGTCATATAACTTATATGAATAAGGAGTTTTAATGTCATCAGATGATACCTTTATATATCCATATGCATGATTTTTTTTGTCATTATTAGAGTATCTACATATAATTAAGTCATCTATAGTAGCCTTATCTGCACAACCACCACATACGCTACCACTATACGCATCTGGACAATATGACCTTCCTTGGTATTCTATATCTAGTGTAAATGGCTTTTTACTGTTTTGGAAGCAAGGAGCATAGAACATTTTATTAAATTTGTCAATGGCAGTACTACCTTTTTTGATGCCAAAATAAAAATAGAATGAATTGTTGTATAATGGCATATCATATCTACCATCGGCATGGTAGAAATGTCTAATTCTACCCTCACTATTATTTGCTTTATCATCTTCTTCAGCACCCATTCTGAATGTTATATATGTTTCGTCTTTCTCATCAAATAATGCTTGTTCGAATCCGTTATTATATAAATTCATTGGGAGTTGCAGTCTACCATCGAAGTCTACTGGGTACATATACTTAAATTTAGGTATCAAGTAGTTGGTATTTTTATCTGGCACTTGAGTTGCATAAGCATCATGTAAATCTTGATATTCTTGTGGTATAAAGCCAATGTGGTTTAATGTTGCAAACATTGCACGATTCTCCATGTCATCAAGCTCGTACTTGCTAATGAATCCATCTGCGTCAATTTGTCCATATTGTGTACTATTACCACCTTCATGATAAGCCATATTATGAGTCATATCAATAGCAACGCCAAGTTCGCTTAATCTCTCAACGTTAATACATGATTTTGCTCTAGTTCCAACATATGTACATGCAAGGTCCATGAAAAGACCAGTAGAATATGCTGGTGTTCTTTCATCACCATCATGATTCCAGTCCATTCCTGTTGTAATGGTTGTACCACTATCTTCAGCTTCACCACTAGTATCTCTATTGTAATTCACCTCCTTTTCATTAGGGTCTATTGATTCTTGAATTGTCGCTACTGCTGGTATATTTGCTGTTGTTGAAGGTAAACATTTAAAGAACTGTGGTATGCCATATATATTCTTTGGGTTTAAGTTGCCCAATAATATAATATCGGTTGCAAATAGTCTTACAGCTTTAAAGTTTCCACCTCTTTTATTCATTTCAATATCTGCATTGTCATTGTCAGTAGTTGCTTGTAGTGCTGCATAGTAATAAGCTGTTAAGCCATCTTTATTTTCTACTGGCTTAATTAAGCCTCTTTTATATCTAACTTGTGCAGACTTATTTTTATGCCATCTTTCCTCTCCGTCTGGCATACTATCACTACTGTTAGAAACATCAAAATCATTACTTGTATATCCTATGTTACATGTAACATAAGTTTTCAATCTAGAATACAAACTCTTATCTGAACAGTATTCATTTTTTGCACTGCTCAATGTAAAAAATAAAAATGTTTTCTTTTTTCTCTTTCTCCAATACCAAAGTGGCATATAAAGACAGCCATTAACCCAATCTTGGTACATGTCTAATTTAATAATTTTAAACTCTTGTGCAAGGTTTCTTTGTATTTTGTCCAATAAGTCGTTAATACTAGTATCTTTTTCACAGCTTCCTTCCATATCTTCAGGACAGTCACTATAATCACCACACCAACATCCTGGATAGTATGCTACATTACCCTCACTTACACCAGCAGAAAGTGCTATACAGTATATATAATCTGGAATCCACCCTAAGAACCACTCAAAAGGACATATATCAAGCGGCCAAGGCAAACAAATGCTTTTAAGTGCTCTGAAGAAACCAAGTACAACATTAACAATGCAAAGCATTGCATTAATAATTGTAACTATCCATACAATCATAGTATATATTATACATACAATCATATATAAGAATGGTAAATCAATTCTAAGCTTATTAAAAGGTATCGGATTTTGGTTCTCAGCAAGGTTAGAGCCTTTCAATGCACAGTAGTTCTTAGAATAAGCCCTATGTGCCACTTGCGTTTTAGGTATATAATTTTTAACACTATATACATTGTTCCAATAAAGGTCACGGAAACAGTTTAATGGTGTTGCAGAGCCAAATGTGTACATTTTCTCAATTTCAGAACCTTTATCTTGTATGGTTGGTACTACATTATCCTCACTGAATATTGGGTTCATTGGGACTAGATACTTTGCAGTATGTCTTGAAAATCCTTCGTCACTAGTTTCGTTCTTACTGAATCTAAATCTAACTTGTGTTCTAGTTGGAATACCCTTATTAGGGTTATCTGTTGGGACGATGTTACCATACTCATCAGTTCCTATATAGTCTAGGTTCATTGGAATCTGGTAGCACCACACACCATTTTCATCAATAAGTTGATTTCCTTGAATCTGGTATTCCTCAACCAATCCATCAGTTGTTTTACGAATCATTTCAATTGTTCCGTTACCAGCAATCAATTGGTCGTTCATACCATTTTCAACGTCTGGTGCGCATTTATGTCCTATCGCATGCCCTTCATTATCAGATACTATTGAACCCATGAATACACAAGTAGGCTCGAATTTATACTGTATCTGAATATCAGCACGAGTTATTGAGGCAATGCCATTGTCAGCATCACCCCAGAAAGGATAAACAAATACGCTTCGATTCTGCGAAAATAATTGAGCAAGGTTATCTAGGTTTGTGCTTTCTTTAAATTGTGTAGGGCTATCAAACATTGATAAATTATATCCCTTATACTCGAAATCACTTGGTCTTTGAGAAAGTACACCAATATCAGATAAGTCGATGTCAACATGCACGGTAACACTACCAGTAGGAACACCGAATATCATATAGTCACCTGCATTATTAGTGACTGTTGTATATTTCCAATATTTATCGTAGACCTCTAGATATGTATCATCATCTAGTACTAATCTTTTATTAGGAAAAGTGCCAACAACCCTATAGCAATCATCATCACTATAGTCTGGGAGCATGTTATATCTCCTACCTTCTTTATCCTTTGTTGTAACCTCTTTATATGGATAAATTAACTCCATATCAGTAGGGTCATTCTCATCCCTCTCGATGAATATTGAAAGCTTTGCATTTGGGATACCAAACGCATCATTAGCAAGAACCCTTCCAATTATAACACCATAGTTGGAAGAGTGTATCCTGTAAGCATCCTTCTGTCTAAGCTTTAATGACAAGACCTCAAGAAAATCAAAGTCTTGTTTCATGTTAACTTGTAACAGAGTATCTTCTGCTATATTTGTGTGTATTCTATAACTTTTATCCATTGTTTATTTCATATATTTTCCTAAAAACTTAGGTGGAACAATTTTTATATTCTTTTTGAAAGTCATTTGGTATACAATTGAAAATATTAATATTGGCACTATTATACACGCCAAAACTAATATAATTGGAAACATGATAAGCTTCCACAAATACTTATATGATTTTTGTAAAAGATTTTCATTTCCAACCACACCATAGGCTTCATCCAAAACCATTTTTTTCTTACAATTACAACCCATAACACTGTTTAATTTTTATCTTAATTTACATTTAATTTGAATGTTTTGGTTAGGATTTTTAATCTCATACATTGAATTATAATCTCCATATAATACATTGTCAACCGCCATTAAATCAATCTGTTCTGATAACGAGCCATCAGGTGTATTAAATGGCTGCGCTGGTGAAGATTCACAAACCCCTTCAAGAACCAATGGTGGCAATGGACATTTATCTGGTGAGTATCTACCGTTCCATATCTTATACACCCTCAAATCAATTAAACTAATCACACCATCAAGTAATGTTATTTCTTTTTCCAAATCACCTAAGAAGATGTCATCACCCATTTCATGATTATTTACATCGAAATAATCCTTAACAGCATTAATAACATTGGTGATTACATTAGCTGGATTGTAGTTTTTATCAACAAAAACATCAATACCTAGTCCAATATTATAGATTCTGCCGCTTTTAATCTCAATGTAATCGTTTATTTGCTTGTAGTTGGACATATACTCTATGACATTCTCTACAAGCGTCTGAGGAAGCGCAGAATCAAGCTGTCCTAAAGCATTTATACCCAAGAAATCCATTTCAATCTTGTTATTCGCCTCAATAACTGTATTCCTGAATGGAGCACCGTATTTAGGTGGCATCTGCATTAGTTTAACTCTATAGTCCTTAACAGTGACAGCACGATTTTGAGCACCCATGTTATATTTCATAAGTGCCTTTATTTCTTCTGTAGATGGCTCGTCTTTACCTGCCACAGCAGTTGATAAATTAGTTACCTCAAATGAAGTTATAACTTTACCTCTCATAGAACCATCGGTGTTACCAGTATTTCCACCCCAATCAATATTAGCTAGAGTGATTTTATTAATAGCTCCTGGACCAAGGTTTGTTGAAACACCTCCACCAACTCTATATAGAACATACATAGTCCAACCTTCCTTTGGAATAACACCTAGCATATCATTATTGATTTGTCTAGATGCAATGTATTCACCATATGTAGTGTATTTACTAGGAACATCAGCATATGTATTACCAGCTCCAAATATAATCTTTAAATAGCCGTTATCAGTAAATTCTGTAATGAATTTTTGAGTAAGTGGCTTCCATTTTCCACGATAATAACGACTAGTTCTAGCAGTTTTTATTTTGTCATTTTCATCTTTAACAACTTCGTAATAATCATCATATAAATGAGGGTTATACATGTCATTGATAACGTAATTATCAATATTAGCCTCAGTTCCAAATCTCCATTGGTCTGCAAGTGAATCACACTCAAAGAAACGATACGTCATAACAGATTCACTTCCAATTCTATATTGTTCTTCGTCTATATAGTATTCATATGTACTAGGATTAGTATTAAAATCTGTGGTTTCCTTAAAGATGATTGATTCTACATTCATAACATTAGATTCAGGCAGTACTACCTCCATAAATGGCTTTAAATCAGTAGGATATATAACTTTTTTATATATCTTTGTGATGCCATTTATTACGATGGTTGACTTAGAAACATTATAACCAGTAATATTACCATTACCGTCTCTTGCAGGTGTCATTTTTCTATTTGAAAAACCATCTTTATTGAATTGTTCGGCAAAATTAACATCTTCGGTAAGTTGATAATTATAGTCACCTGCTGATACTATACTAGTATTCTGTAGAATTGGGGCATAATTCCAGTCTGGTAGATGTATACTCTCACTACTTGTTGGGAGTACACAACTAATTTCAACCTCACAGATTGAAGACTTCTTTCTTGGAATCTTCAACCCATTTGCTCTAGCCTTGTTTAAAACACTACTTTTTAAAGTCGCACTATCAATGTTTGTCTCTTGATACATTCTATCTGTGTGATAACTAAGGTCATCACCAACAGCAGCCACAAGGTCTATAAACCATGCGCCAACACTAGAATCATTAAAATCATCAGCAAGCTCTGGATAGTACGTATTACTGAATTTAATCAATTCATCCTTTATATCAGCAAAATCTCTACTTAAATAATTAATATGTTTCTGGCTCACAATACTATTTTTTTATTAAAATTGGAGTAGTATAGAAGTTTTACTCCATTATTTTCACATTTTCGTTTTTTAATATTATCTTTTTTAATGGTATATTTAAACTGTTCAGTTGCCCATTTTATCCCCTTTCCTCCGAAATCAACTGGTTTGTAATGTTGCTCCCCTTGGCATTCTATACCAATATTATATTTTGGTAGATAAAAATCTAAACTTTGCCTACCTAACCAATTAAATCTTTTTTGTTTTTCAAAAATTATATGTTTTTTATTTAAAAACATTTCTACTTCTTTTTCTAACTTACTTTCATTACAAAATGGACAACCGTTTTGTTGATTTATATGGTTATTTGGCGTTTGTTTAAAATGTTTACCACATTTTTTACAAATAATTTCAACTTTTACATTCGCACCTTTATATTCAACAAGAGAATAATTATATTTATCTCCATGAACTTTTCTTGCTCGGTTTATAAATTCTTCAGTAGTTATTCTACCTCTAGTATTCCAAACACGTTTACCGTGATTAATATGGCATCCGCATCCTTTTAAATGATTCTGGGGTAATTGCCAAAACTCCCCACATTCCTTGTCAATAATACAAATCTTGGTATGGTTATTTACATATTCAACTTTAGAATAATCATATTTATCACCATGAATTTGTTTAGCTTTTCTAATGAAAGATTCTGTAGTATGCTGTGCATTTCTAGCACATTTTGGGCATCCATCACCATTCATATGCTTTCCAGCTTGTTGCCAAAATTCGCCATGAATGGGGCATATTATGCATACTTTTTCTTTAGATTTTATATAAAATGATTTACTGTAGTCGTATTTAAAATTATGCTTTATGTTTGAACGTTCTATAAACTTTTCTGTCGTAAGTTGTTTTTTTCCACCCATATTATACTTGAACTACTATACTGTCATTTGTTACTTTATTTCCTTCAGAAACACTATAGTCTAGCCTAACAAATATTTCTGATTCATCGTTTTCATTTTTAACTATTTGTATATTGTTAATATTAATATTACTAGCCCACCTCTTAACTGACTCACTTACTTCATTCTTTACAGCTTCCCAAGTGGTTTGGTCATTAGGTTCAAATATGAATTTAATAAGGTCAGTTCCAAATTCTGGGTTTCTAATTCTCTGCCCTTTAGGTGTAAACACAATATGCATTAACTGACT